CTCGTGGGCTCGGAGATGTGTATAAGAGACAGATGACAGATAGCCTTTTACAAACTCCCATGCTGCGGCAAACGCTGCTTTGATCTTCATGCGCCGTAGGGCGCGCTTTCTGGTCATTTGCTGCCCCCGTAATCGTGGGACTCCAGAATTTCAAGCCGCTTGTTCGTGCGGGCGCTGTCGCCCTCCAGCTTCACAACACGTTCTGTCATCTTCACAAGCGTTTCGTCCTGTTTTTCCTGCTTGCGCTTAATGTCATCCGTGTTCGCCTTGATATAGCCGATTTCGGTCAGCACCGTCCCGGACTCCTTGCCCGCATCGGCGCTGTCTTTTTTGCTGTTCCTCGCAAACGCAAGATATGACAGCGCAAACCCCGCAAGCGTTCCAAAAATGCCGATAATCACGCTCCAATTCATAATGCACCCTCCGTTATTGTTCGATGTAGTCAAGCGTCACGGTTTCTTTCCCCGGCAAAATGGGACAACCGCGCACGTGGTAAATCGTTCCGTCAATCAGAACGCCCTCGCCGTCCGCTTCTCCGCAGACGGCATACATACCGGGCGCGGTCAGCCGCACCCATATCAGCGCGTCGCGCTGCGCAATAACCTTGCCGTCCTTTGCGGCGGTGTAGATTGCGCGGGTCATGCCGTGACCTCCTGCCATCCGGCGGGGTATTCTTCGGGAGTCCATGTGTTGCTGTCAAGCAGCGATTCGTAAAGCACGTCGCCCCAATAGCCGCGTTCACCCTTTGAAAACGCAAGCCCCGCCGTAATGGGTGACGGAATAACCCGCACGCCGTTTTTATACAGCACGTCTTCCCACAAGTTCGGCGCGGCTTCCGGCGTGTTTTCCGCCGTGTCCCACAAATCGACTGTCGCGCGCTTCAACGCGCCTTTCCAGTTGATGCGCGTGCCGGACTTCACAAGCGCCCCGCCGCCGGTCAGCGTCGGAAACAGTTCTACGGCGGTCGAACCGTCTTTGTTGTCAAGTCCCGCGCCCGCCGCCTTTTCGATCATTGCGCGCAGTTCCCGCGCCCGCTGGACAGTAATCATTCGTCCGCACCTCCTACCAGAATGTCAACGACTTTATCGGCTTCGGCAATCATCAACGCGCCGCTGAATTGCTCCACGGTCGCCGTCGGTTCGATGCCGAGTAGATCATCGTCAGAAAACTTATACACGAAATCTTCAAGACGTGTTTTCGTTTCCCCGTTTTCTTCTGTGTAGTCAACCGGGACTTTCACACAAAAGCCGCCTGCCTGCGCCCGCTCACACGGGACATAGCACCCGTTTTCATGCAGGCGGACAAAAATAACGTCATCCGAATAACCGATGACGCTGCCGTTCTGTTTGATCTGATACATAGGTTATCCCTCCATTTTCGGCGGCTGTCCGAGCCGCGCAGAATAAAACGCCGTCAGCTTCGGCGTGGGCATTGTGCGCAAGAGGTTTTTCCAGTAATAATTATCAGCGTCCGGGAAGCGTTCGGCGGTAAAATCCGCCGCCGCGTCGCCCTTGCCGCTGATATAGAATCGGTACAGCTTGTCAAGCAGCTTTTGCCGGTATGCGCCCTCCGGCGTGTCTGGTCTGAAATGTTCCCAGCCGTCCTCGCTGGTCACGGCGCAGATACCGCGCCCGTCCGGGGCGTGAAGGAATCCGCCGTTTTCCGTTACCTTTGTGCCGTGGCGAAGGTTGAAATAGCCGCCGATTCCGCTGCCCTTATACCGTTTGTAAGTGATGTAGTCCATACGTACCTCCCGGAAACAGTTGATTGTACTGCCGCAATACCTTTTGTACGGCAAAGTAGGAGTGAAATCTTCTCATGTGACCGAGCCATGATGTGACGGAAGCTGCTACGTCCGCCGCTGTCATCCTGCCCCGGTCTACCCATCTTCGGAAAATCTTCAATTTCTGCATCATGTGCCGAACGCCCTGATACGTCGCTTTGCGGACGATCTTGCCGGTTCTTCCGTATCGAAAACGGACTTTTACAAAAGAGAATCCGCGCGTCAATTTGATGATCTGCGTTTTCTTTTCGTTCAGGCGGATACCGTGCGCGGCGCAGAGCCGCCGCAAATGATGCAGGCAGTTTTCGAGCCGCTTCTTTGAGCGGTCGATAATGCAACCGTCATCCATGTATCGGACGTACTGTTTCATGCGCAGAACGTCTTTTATGAAATGGTCGATCTTGTTCGGCAAGGCAAGCGCGGCAATCTGTGAAACCTGACTGCCAAGCCCTAACCCCACGTCCCCGAAGTTGGAAATAAAATATTCCGACAAGCGGACGAGGTTTCCGTCGATTCCGCTGCGCCGGAATTGTTCAAATATCGGTTCGTGATGCGCTGTGTCAAAATACTTTGAGAAATCGAAAATCAGGGCATAGCCCTCGTTTCCGTACCGGCGGTAATGATCTGCAAGAAACCGCGTCACGCGGGATACGGCGAAGTCATAGCCTTTTCCGGGCAGGCTTGCGCCATTGTCGTAGATAAACGACTTTGATAATGCAGGGACGAGGCAGTAATCGCATAAGCAGCGCTGTACGACACGTTCGGAAATGTGAACGCTTCGGATGTGGCGCGGCTTGCCCCGTTCTACAAGATCAAATTCGTAAAATCCACGCGACCGATATTTTCCGGTCAGTAATTCTTCCTGCGTCTTTGCGATGTGGGCGAGGGCAGACGATTTATAACGCTGTGTGCTTGCTTTCCACCCAACGCCCTTGATAGACGCGCGGTATGATGCGTAAAGATGGTCAAAAGAAAACACCGCGCCGAAATCCCCGAATTCTTTCAACGCTTTTGCTTTCTTCTCTATGCGCGCGGCTTTGCGCCGCTGATACCGCGCTTCGTGCCTTTCTGTGCTGTTCATGGGAAAATGATACCTCGTACATTTCTTTCTTGTCGCGCTGTCTAAAATGCGTAACGGCGTAGCCATGAAAACGCGGGGAACGCGCGCCCCACGTCCATGCAAGTAGCGTCCGGCTTTCCGTATCGTGGTATATGTTTGTCCGGCGGCGGATGCCGTCAGAGGGGTTATATTCCCCCTTTTGTATAGGGACTGCTTTTGCCTGTCGGCTAATCGGTCTGCCCTATGTCCATACAAAATCCGGGGGCAAAGCCATTCGAGTAGTTCGCGTTGTTGTTGTTGACCGTGCCGTCAGTATTCACATTCACGAAATTCGTGGAATTGCTGGCATTCGGGGAACGGAGCCACCAATTAACGGCTGTACGGAATATAACCCAAATCATGCAGGGCGGCGCGCTATCGCGCTTTGTCGCTCCGCTTGATCTTTGATATTTGTGCGAGTTCGTCGGTTATCAGCTTGACCCATTCTTTCAGGACGTTCGACGGCAATTTTTCATGGTTGACATTCATATACGCAAGGTCAAGCACGTCCAGCATGGAATTGTAATAGCCTTGCGCCCGTTCGTACAATTCCTTGCGGTTTTGCTTGTCTGCGTCGTTGTGAATGTAAATCAGATTTGCCGTCTTGATAAGCCGGTACGCCTCGCGCGCCGCATTGTAAAGCGGCAGCGAGAAATAGAACGTGTAGCTTTTCGGTAAGATTCTGACGCGGTTGTACGTGAAAACGTAGATTTCGCGGGCGAGGTTGATATACTCCGCCGGGCTTTCTCCGCGTCGTGACTTCGGTACTGACATTTCGTGACCTCCTGCCGCCTGTGCGCCCATTGAGGGCGCAAGGCTTGAATTCCGAATTATACACAAAAGCCGGGGGCAAAGCCACGCGAGTAGTTCGCGCTGGAGTAGTTGACCGTGCCGTCAGTATTCACACGCACGAAACGCGTGGAATTGCTGGCAATCGGGGAACGGAGCCACCAACGAACGGCTGTGCTTGTCGCGCTGTGATTGTATTTGACCTTGCTGTTTCCGGCGCTGTAATACGAATACTGCGCCTGTTTGCTGGCTTCGTTGCTGTTTGCGTAAGTGGTAGACCCGAATACTTCGTATTCCGATAACAGGAAAAAGTAATCTGTGGTCGCCGTCACCGCGCTTGCGGCGCTGCTGTTGCCTGTGTTGTTTGTGTACTTCGTCACGGATTTCAGCACCGCGCGGAGCGCTGCCGGGATGACCGCAATGATCGTGCCGGAATAGCTTGACAGGCTTGTACCGCAAATTGCCGTTCGCATATTTGATGATTCCCAACCGCCGGAGTTTGAGTTGCCGGTATTCATGCGGAATCCGCCGCCGGTATTGTTGTAATGGCTGTCGCATAGCGCAACGTCTGTGCCGCCGGACAGCGCCGTTTTGCCTAACTGGAAATGAATGCGGTTTGTTCCTTCGACGCCGGAATTGTGATTGAATCCGATTATGAACACATACGTCGTGACGTTGGATAACGTCAGCGCCCCAACCGTGCCGCTCAGTGTGATCGCTTTGCGGTCGCCAATGCTCCAATATGACGCGCCCTGTCCTGCATCAGATACGGACTTGATGACGCTCCATTCGTTATTGTTCAGCGTAGACGAAACAAAAGAGAGGGTCAGCGCGTACGTGGTCGTGCTGGATACGACGTTGACCGTGCCGCTGACGCTCTGCCCGCTCTTTGTGGCGACGATTGTATATGTTCCGGTTTCCGTTACGGTAAATACCGCCGTCCCCGTGCTGGTCTTTGTCTGGACTGTCGTGCCGTCCTTTTTCAACGCGACGGATGCGCCGGAATCGACCGTTACCGTGATCGTCGCGCTAAAGAACGTCAGGGACACGGCGTAGCTGTCTTTTACGGACACGCTCTGCGTGTTGGAAGTCTGTCCGTTTAGCGTTGCCGACACGCTCCACGTACCCGCCTCCGGCAGTTTCAGAACGCAAGAGCCGCCCGCCGCCGTGCCTGTGACGGTCTTGCCGCTTTTCGTCGCGGTTACTGCCGCGCCGGATGTAACAGAAACGACGAGGGATAATTCCACCCCCGCCGCCGATAATGCGTTTGTTTTTCCGATCATGTTTTACACCGCCTTAATGCACAAAATAGATTGCAGCGTGATCGCCGCCGCCGGTTTCGACGCGGCGTAGATTTTGACCGTACCGCTGCCGGACAGCGCGACGGGCGCGTAGATGCCGGATGCGGCTTCCGTCGCCCCGAACGTAACCTCCGGCACGTGGCTTGCGGTCACGCCCGTCAGCGCCAGTGTCGCCGCGTACGGGTACGCTGCATACGTGCTGTCGCTGCTCCACGCGGACGCTGCAACGCTGATGTTCTGGAAAATAAGCGCCTGCGCATATCCGCTGTGTGAATGGCTGGCAGCGGCAAAATCTCCCGGCTTTTTGCCGCTGTCCTTTTGCTTGCCGGTCGTGCCGTCGAACGCGACGAGGTTGCCATCCGTCGGGGATGTGACCTTTTCCGTTTTTCCGTTGTTCAGGGCTGTAATGTTGTCCTGCATTGCTTTCTGATCTGCCGCCGTGAAATATCTGCCGATAACGTCGCCCGCAGACCACGCCCGCGCGGTCGTGCCGTCCTGCCCGCGTACAACGGTCAGCACGTTCCCGTTCTTTGCGGTCATCAGCACAGTTTCCGCCGTAGACCCGTCTGCACCGATTGTCAGCAAGTTCGGCGCATCCGGCAGCATTGTCCCGTCAACGACGTTTACGGTCGTTCCCGCCGCCGTCAGCGCGCCGGACAGGGACGTTTCCGGCGTGTTCGCCTGTGGCGGGTACATTTTTGCAAGTTCTGCCATTGCGTAACCTCCCGTTTTAGTAATCGCCGCCGCCGCGCGAATTGCAGAACGTCTGCATGAATACCGCGCCGACAATGCGGCTCATGGAATTCGGTAAAATCTGAATCGTATGCCATGCGTTGCGCTGAATCTTTCCGCTGCCGTCCGTTTTCAGGTACTCGACAATATCCAGATTGTCATACGATGCCTGGGCAGGGATTTCCACGCCGTCAACCTTGATCGTTGCCGAAGATGCCCGCGCGCCCTCATAGATGCCGAATTCGATTTTGTGTGTATGATCTTGAACCGTGTGCGTGTGCGCCTTTACCGTGTGCGTATGGGCGCTGACTCTATGCGTATGCGCGCTGACGCTATGCGTGTGCGAACCGACGGTATGCGTATGCCCCGGATGCGTATGCGCGCCGGACGGCACGAAATTCACGCCGCCGATGATATTGTTGTTGTAGTCTATCAGCGCAAGGCGGTCGCCGCGCGCAAGACCGTGATTGTGATTTTCGCCGCCGCTGCCGCCATTATCCGAAGAATTGATTGTGTTGCTGCTTCGCAGGCTTGTTGACGATGACGTTGTTCCGCCGCCGGACGAGGTTGTAGACCCGCCGCCGCTGGATGTGGTCGAACCGCCGCCGGATGACGTTGTTTGTCCGCCGCCGCTGGAGGTTGTCTGCCCGCCACCGCCGCCGATTGCTTTTTCATACGCGCGGAATGCTTCAAACTGGATGTTTAACAGCATTTTGTTGATACGCACGACGGAATCAGAAATATACAGTTTCAGCGTCGCCGGATGCGTTGCGTCGGCGTTGTCCGTGAAATTGTAAATCTGCTGATTCGTCGCGCCCTGCGCATACGTTTCGTTGATGAGGGCGCGGTTTTGCAGTTCCGAAATGCTGCCCGCAATGTCCTTTGACTTGTTGGCTATGGTCACGGTCACGCTTCCGGGGTCGCCCTGCGCGTCGCTTTTCTCCACGCTGACAATGCGCGTGCGGAGGTTGATGCCGTCGGCTTCATCCACGACGCGGACGATCTCGCCGGGGCGGAATTTTGAAAACGTGTCGCCGGTCAGCCTGTGAAGGTCGATTGCGCCGATTTCATAGCTAACATATGGGTTTTTCAGTTCTGCAAGCATCTGTTCCGCGTAGCCCTTGAGGTTTTCCGCGACTTCATATCGGCTGTCTACAAGGATGGTCGAACATAGCCCGTACTGCTGAATGCTCATTGCATCCTCGACATACGGCTTGCCGCCGTTCACGCCCGCAATGGTCAACTGATTCACGCCCTCGCCGTAGCCGAGGGCATAAATGCGGTTTGCGATGCCGGATGCGTCCACGGTCTTTTTCATCGAGGTCATGTTCTTCGCGTATCGGACTTCGCTTTTCATCGTGTCCGACGGCGCTACAAGCGAAATCGTCCACGGGTAAACAGTCGTGTCCCATGTCCACATATATTCGCTGTCAAAGCATTCCGGCACGGCGAACAGCGCCGCAAGCAGCGTTGAATTTTCCCAGTTGTACTCGAAATACCGCTTGAAATCGCAATCGCCCAAAACCCAGTTGCGCGTTGTCTGCCGCGCAAGCACGTAGTTCAGCACGTCGGCGGTCTTGATGCCGCCCCCGCCGTATTGATGGTACTGAAACAGCACGTCGGACAGGAGCGTAGCAAGGACGTGTTCGCAGTCATAGAACCGCGTCGCGCCGTTGCTGCGCTCCAAATCTTCCCCGATGATGCGAAACAGGTCAATTCTTTCGTCGCCGTCAAAGATTTCAACGAAATTCAACGGCTGGCAATAGGCGTTCTTGTCATCGTCCGCCGGAAGCGTAAACGTCGCCGTCCATAACGAATTGATTTCCAGCGAATAGCCGACGGAAACGGCGTTGTCAAGGAACGCAAGGCGCTTCATGTTGCGGTCAAAAATCTGTGGGACTTTCATTATAGCCACCTGTCTTTCCACAAAACTTTAATGTCCGCCGTCGTGCCGCCCTCTACGATAATGTCGTTTTCGCCCGGTTTCAGCTTGAAAAATTCGCTGTCATCGCTCAGAAGGTCAATGACATTCGCACCGTTCAGCGTGATCGTCATGTGTCCTGTGTCAATAATCAGTTCGTCACCGGCTGTCATGGTCAGACCGGGGAATTGCATCGTAATCGAACCGTACGTTGAAACGCCTGTTGCGGTCGCCGTCGCTACGGCTTCCGCCATCGCGTCAAAGAACAGTATGCGGATGTAATCACCCACGCTGGATGATTCTGCTTCTGCAATGGCAGACGGCAGCACGACGCGGATAATCACGCCGCGCGCTTCTGCAACCGCTTCGACCGCTCCGTTCAAATGCCGGATGATCTTGACCGCCGCCGACGCATCCGTTTCCGCGTTCGCCGTCGCAATCCATTCAAAGACGATGGACGATGAATGGTTAAACGATGTTCTGTTATATGCAGAGCGGTTAAACATGGTCTTGCCCCCTTATGACAGCGTACAGGCGATTGCCCCCGTCGAAACCGTGATTGCGTCGCCGCTCAACACGTTCTTGCTGCGCGAAAACGAGCCGTACCAAAGCAGATTTCCGCTTGACTGTGCATCGTAGATGCCCCAATACGCGACCGTGCCGAGGTCTGCGGTCATCGTGCCGAAATCGACGGCAGCGCTGTTTGTGACCTGTTCTTTGCCGGACACAAGCGACGGCGTGCCGAACGTGATGATCTTGCGGGCGTATCCGCCGCCGCTGACTTCCGTGCCGTTTCCGCTTGCCGTCGGGTCAGTCAGAAACAATGCAAGGTAGTACGTGCCGCTGCGCAAGGATGTGTTCAAAAGACTTGTCGCGTGGACGTTTGATAATGCGCTCATGTTGAAATACCTCCGTTCTTTAATTCACCTTTAACCGCGTAACGGTCAAATTCGTAATTGTGCCGCGTGCTGTAATGTAAATCAGCCCGTCGGTTTCCTGCGTGCCTTTTACGTCAATCGTGACCGTATCCGGCAGGGAAACCGACTGCACGGCTTTCTGGTTGTAGCCGATGGATTCCGCGAACGGCTCACACAAAAACGTGACGCTGCAATGCCCGGTAACGGCAATCTGTTCAATGCCGATGCCGTCAATGACCTTTGCGCTGTACGCCTTTTCTGGTTCGTCATCGAAAATAAGCAGACCGTCGCCGGAGAGCCATTCCGCGACGGCACGCGCCGTCTGCCGAACGCCCGCGTATGCGTTGCCCGCTCCAACAAAAGCGACTGTGCATGAAATCTGCCGGTTGTCGTAGCCGTCTGCAATGTCATACGTGCCGGATTTGCCCGGAATCTTGTATTGTGTGATTCGTTTTGCCGGAAGCAGCGTCCTATCATCGGACTTGAATACTACGCCCATGTCCCGGCTGTGTACGTTGTTGAATGTAAATCCAATCATTACGTAACGACCCCCTTGCTGCGCGTTTTCGTTTTCTGCATATTGTAGAGTTCCTTTGCAACCTTCTTCACGTCGGCTTCTTCCCGCACTTGCAGCGCCGCAATGTGGAAATGATTTGTAACGGTCGTTTCGCCGCCTGCGGTCGCGCCTGCTCCCATACGTCCGGCGTTCAGGGATGCCGGAATAGACGCGGCAACTTCCTGAATGGTCGCCCGCGCGGTAAAGCCCGTTTCAATGTCCCCGATGCCATCCGCGAGGGAAGCGTTGACCTTTGCCATTTCGGACTCGACTTCCGCAATCATGCCCGCCGCCATATCGTCAACGGCTGCAACGGCTTTGTCGCCGTCTTTGTCGATTGCGCCCGCCAGACCCTCGACAAGCATAGACCCCACCCATGCCATCTGTTTTGACGGGGATGCGATGCCGAAGAAATCCTTGATTCCGTCCCAAATGCCGGAAATCCAACTACTAACCTGATCCCAAAGCCAACCGGCAAGGGACTGAATACCGTTCCACAAGCCGCGCACAATGTTCGCGCCGACTTCCGTTACCTGTGAAATGCCCTCGGACAGCGCATTGACAATGCCGGTAATGATCTCCGGCATTGCCCGCACGATTTCCGCGATGATCTGCGGAAGATTCGTAATCAGGGACGTGAGCAGCTTCACGCCGGTTTCTACGATAAGCGGTATATTGTCCGTCAAAGCCTTTACGATTGCAGAAATGATTTCCGGAAGCGCTTCGACAATGGTCAAAATGATTTCCGGCAGATTGTCAATCAGCGCCGTAAGCAGCTTGAAACCCGCGTCAATGATCTCCGGCAAATGCGTCAAAAGCGTTTGAATGACGCTTGTGATGATCTGCGGCAATACCGCAATGATCGTCTGAATGATCGTCGGAAGGTTTGTGACGAGGGCGGTCAGGAGCGTCACGCCCGTTTCGATGATCTGCGGGACGGCTTCAAGCAACGCCGAAATCAGGCTGTCAATCAGTTCCGGCAGCGCCTCCAGCAATACGGGAATTGCTTCAATGATGCCCTCCGCAAGCCCTGTGACAAGCTGCAACGCCGCTTCAATAAGCAGCGGAATGTTGTCAATCAGGGATTGCACAAGCTGCGTGACGGCTTCCACCGCCGCCGGAATCAGCGTCGGCAGCGCTTCCCCGATGCCCTGAACGAGCGCCGCGACCATTTGCGCCGCCGCTTCGGTCAACTGCGGCAATGCTTCCAGCAAGCCCTCCACCAACGTAGACAGAACAGTTACCGCACCCTCGACAAGCGACGGCGCGGCGTTTGCAAGCCCGGATACAATGTTGATGATGATTTGCGTACCGAAATCAAGCAGTTCCGGCAGTTTGTCGGTCGCCTTTTCAATCAGTTCGTCGATTGCATCCGCAAGGGCTTCTTCCGCGCCGTCAGCGCCTTGCAGGAAGTCCGAAAAAGCGTCTACGAGGTCAGCAATCGCGGGCATGAATTCCGCCGTCAGTTCCGTTTTTACGTTGGAAACCGTGCCGCCGAGCCGCGCAAGCGCATCGTCGAGTTCCGCCTGCGCTTCGCGCGCCGCCATGACCGTAGCGTTATTTTCCTTGAAAATATCGGTCGCGTTCTGATACTGCGCGGACAGCGTTTCCGTAATCAGGGCGGTACGCTCTGTTTCGTCGCTGCACGCGGCAAGTTTTTCGTTGAATTCGTCCTCGGAAATGCCAACCCAGTTCAGCGCATCGGCAAGCGCGCCCGTAACCTGTCCAACCTTCGCCGTTTCGTTGGAGGCTTCAATCAGGCTGTTAATCGGCAGCGCGTCGCCAAACGTACCCTGAACGCCTGCGGCAATGTCCGCCCACGTCGCAACGTCCTGTTCCGACGTTGCCAACTGTGCCAAAAGCTGCGCGGATTCCGTTGCGTTGTCCGTGTCGCCCAGCACGGCATAGAGGGACTTGTATGCCGCGCTTGCCGTATCCGTCGAAAACCCGGCGGCTTGAAACGCCGTATTCAGCTTTCCTTGTGCAACGCGGTATTCTTCCGTGGATTCGCTCAAATCAAGCAGAAGTTTTACCCCGGCGACCGTCGCCGTGCCGATAGCGGCAAGCGCCGCGCCCGCCGCTTTTGCACCGGCGACAAGCCCGCCTTTCAGTTTGTCTGAAAACTTTTCCGTTTCTTCCGATGCCTGTTTTGTCTCTTTTCCGTACTTGTCGATTGATTCTGCGCACCCATCGGAGGACTTTTTTGCTTCATCCAGATAACTATTGTTTTTGTCAAGTTCTGAATTCAGGTCGTTTAACGCCGTTTCCGTTGCGTTGATCTGCGTTTGATACGAATTACATTTCCGTGTATTTTCTTCCTGATTTAGCTTTGCTTGCGCTAATTCTGCATTCGCTTTCGCAAGAGCCGCTTTTAATTCTTCCTGCTTCTGGCTTGTGTCCCCGGTTTCTTCTCCGAGTTCTGCAAGGGCATTTTTGCACGCTTGTACGCGCTTTTCGCCCTCCGCGACGTTTTCGGCGTAGCCTTTTTGCGCTTCTTTTGCACCCGAAAGAGCCTGTTTCAGCAATTTCAGCTTTTCTTCCTGCGCAGAATACATTTTGTTCAGCGTCTCGCCCTTCGCGCTCAATGCTGCGGCTGTATTCATTTGCCCCGAAAACTGGCTTTCAACGAGTTTCATTTCGGACTTCAACGTTTTCAGTTCCGAATTGATCGTCTTTACTCCGCTTTGATACTCTTTTTCGCCCTCAATGGCGATTTTTGTTGTAATATCGCGTGTTGCCATTTTTCTTTTCCTCCCCTCTATGTGTGTTAATAATCAGCAGAATTCTTGACTTTAGCACATTTCTCATTTATTCTAATCTTGTACGAAAAACGGGGGAGGCTTCTCATACCATGAAAAAATTGAAAACGTGGCAAATCGTTCTTCTTGTGATCTTCTATCCCATCGGCATTTGTGTATGGATATATCGCATATGCAAGAAAATTCAAATCAAAAAAGAGAATGACGCGGCGAAGCGGGCGCGCGCTGCGGCAACTGCGCAAGAATTAGAGCAGCGGCGTTGTGTTTCTCCTGATTTTGAATTTAAGATTTTCAAGGTCGTCGGCGTGACGTTCAAAAACGATGACGGAAAAAGCCGTCAAACACTTCTGCGCAGAATCCGTTTTAACGACGAACCGTTTGAAAACGGCGTTGACGTTACGATTGAACGCGGGGAATATGAGGGGACACCCGCATTTTTCGTTTTTGCGAACGGTCTGCGTGTCGGAAGTATCGGGCGCGATGACATACCGTACTTCGTAAACCGTTGGGACAGCTTTAGCGGCGTTTATAACGCCACCGTCACCGGCGGCGGGACGGATGCGGACGGAAACTCCATAAAATACGGCATGATGATAACGTGCCGTTTTGACAACTGATCTCTATTCCAAAAGCTGACGGCACGCCGTCAGCTTTTTTATTCGCCGTCGCTGTTTCTTTTTCCACGTGCAATCAGATACAGTTCCCACAAGTCAAATACTTCCCCCGGCGGCATAAACAGCGCGTCAGTCGGGGAAATGCCGCATAGAACGGCTATTCTGTAATAGTCCGCGCGGCGAATCTTGTTTTTTTTTGATTCAATTCTTCAAGCCCTTCGTCAACTTCATCGTCGCCGGGGGCTGTGATCTCGCGCCCGTAGCCGAGTTTGATTGCGTTTGCAATCGCGCGTTTCAGCGGGACGATTTCATACGGCTGCGTCAAAAGCGCGAAATCGTCTCGTTCCGGGATGCGCCCCGGCTCATATCCCAACCGGCGGCGGGCGAGTTCTCCGCGCTCTGCAAGGATAGCGGCAGCGTTGCACGTTTCAAGGAATCCTTCGCGCGTATCCTGTTCCAGCTTTTCCAGCATCAGGCGCGTACCGCCGTAAATGTCGCGGATGGTAAACATCGCTTCGCCGTCCATGACGAGGAAATACGTTGTACCCGCAACCGTGATTTTTGCCGCTTTCATTGTCTTTACCTCCATAGCGCCAAAGCGGGCGGCGGAATCATCCCGCGCGCCCGCTCTGCTGATTGTTTAACCGCCACCCGTTGTCGGTTTGCCGAGTTTCGTATCGCACCACGCAATACAATTCGCTTCCGCGCCGTCACCTGTGAATTCCTTCGTAATGCGCCATGCGCCGGAATTGCAGCGGAAAATCGTAAACGTCGTGCTGGACGTGCCGAACGTGATAGACGAACCCTTTGTTGCGGCGCTGTCGTTGCCGAGGATTGCCTTTGTTTCGGGATGGAAGATGCCCTTGAAATAGCGGATACCCTTGCGCATGATGACCTTGTAATACACAAGACCGCCGCGCGGGGCTACGTCGCCGTCGGAGTCCGTGACTTCGCCGCTTTCCACGTCCTTCGTCGCACCATGCAGGGCGGTTTGTACTTCGTCGGTCTTGTCATCCGTTTCCAGCGCCAGAGAGCCGGACGCGAACATATCGACTTTTTCCGCAAGCGCATCGTCGCCGTACAGTTCGCCGGAAGCGTTCGTAACGGTCAAATCCGCCTTGACCAGCTTGCCGATTGTGACTTTCTTTTCGTAATCATACGTCGGCAATGCGCCGTCAGGCGCGGTCTTGATGGGCGCAAAAACAGGGCGTTTTGCTCCAAACTGTGCCATAATGTAACCTCCTAAAGATTCTTGGATTTCAAATACTTGTCATAGACACCCGCTGCCGCTTCAACGGCTGCGTCTGCCGATTTTTCGTTTGCTGTGTTGATGAATGGGCGGGCGGGTTGTCCAGCCTTGCCGTATTCGTTGACGAATGCGACCTCGGCGTTGCGGCGCTTGTTTCCGTCGCTGCGCGTCCCTTTCGGTGAAACGTAGATTGCGCGGCTTGCGCCCTTGACCTTCAATTTTTTGTCGTATGAAATACTGCCCGCCGTTTTGCCAGTCGCATATACGCCCATGCTCTGCGCTTCGGACTGCTGCGCGGCGGCGACCACTTCCGCCTCCGCCGTCAGCATTTCCAAAACGGTTTCGTCTGGCAGTTCCATAAGCGCCGTCATATCGTCAATCAGACCGTCAAGCCCCTGTGTCGATAATTCAGCCATCGTCAACGCCCCCGGAAATCTCGCATTCAAAAACGTAATGCTGCCCGGTTTCATCGGAGGCGGGCGTGATCGTCGGGCGCGTAAAGCCCCCGGCGACAAGCCGCCGCGTGATCTCTCGCCGGTACGCAAGCGAATTCTTTTCATGCGGCGCGTATAAATGCACCTGCGTCAGATAGCGCCAGTGTTGCGCATCATCGTCCCCGAAATCTTCCGGGATAGCCGTATAGTTGAAAACGATGTATTCCGTCGCTTTGCCCTTGTAGGTATCAGCGGCGACCGGCAGGAGGTCGGAAAACATCGTTTTCAGCGTTTCGTTGACATTCATGCGCTTGCCTCCTTGAATTCAGAGCATTCCAGCGTGTAGAATTCGCGCGCGTCCGTGTATGCCCGCTCGACCTTGTATTCCTTGCCGCTGAACAGCAAACGTTCCTGATTGCCATAATCGCCGTATCGGACTTTCACGGTTATTGCAAGATCAATGCCGATCTGCTTTGCGGCGTAGAATTCCGTGCGCTTGACGGATTGCACGTCCGCGAAAACGCGCGTTTCCTTCACGACTTCCGCCGGGTATCCGTCCGCGTCCGTGTCCGTGACTACGGCGCGGAGTATCACGACATCGCGCCAATACACGGGCTAACCTCCTTCCGCGACAATGTATTTATCCGATAGCGTCAGACCGTTCCGCTGCTCTTTGTACGATGCGCGGTATCGCTCCGCATCATCGTTGTCAAGCCCGAATTCAGCCTTTACGTACGTTTCGACCGCTTTCAGAATCAGCGGGTCAGTTTCGTCGTTCGCTTTTTCCTCAACAACGCCGCCGAGCGCAAGGTCTGCGCGGGCGGCGTTGATGAGGTCGGTAATTTCATTGTCGAAATCGTCGGTTGTCAGCCTCAAACGTTGACGGATAGCCGCGACATATTCGCTGCTAACTGCCATGTTCAGCCCTCCGCGTTACGCCGTTGCTTTTGTGAGATGCACGAATGCACCGAGTCCGGCAACCGGCTTGCAGTCAAAGACACACGCGCCGAGGTAATCAATGCTGTTGGTTGCAAGCCCGGAATGCTCAGAGCGGACAACCGTAATGTCCTGCGAATAGTTGCCGATGATGTACTCGAAATCGCCGTAGTACGCTTCATGTGCCGCAAGCGAACCAGTGAAGTAGACCTCTGCGCCCATGATGTAATACTTGCCGCCTGCGAATTCGATGAGGTTGTTCTTCGACTTGTTCATCAGCGGGAAGAAATCAGTAAAGAACGTCGCCTTGTTCATGCACCAGACGGCATTTCGCTCATAGCCGGACGCAAGCATACCGTAAAGCGAAACTACATTTTCTTCTGTCAGGGATGCCGTTTTTGCAACTGTCACCTGATCTGTGCCGTCCGTGTACGCGCCGCTTGTGCCCTTGCCCGCGACCTTCACGCCGCCCGGCTGATCGCTGCCCGTACCCGTGAAGATGTAATTTTCGATCTTGCGGGCGATGGATTCGGCAATCACTTCGACAATGTAGCTTTCAAACGCGGACAGCGCCATTTCGGAAGATGCGCGGGATGCCTTGACCAGCTTGACGATTTCGTAGCCCGTCAGGGAAACGGAAGTCAGGCTGTCGGAGGCGGCGGTAATGCTTGCGTTCTCCGTGTGAAGCGCCGCGTCACTGTTCGTGCCTTCGACGGCGAATTTGAAATTGCCGGGGACGTGGAAGATTTTGCAGCGCTGCAAAATCGGGGCGACCTCGTACATTTTCTTGATGATCTGATTCGCGGTCGTTTCCGGGATGATGGGCAGCGCGGAATTTGCAGCGGTCGAATACGCGCGCTGTTCGTAAACGCGCTTTTCATCGTCCGTCAGGGACTTGCCCTGCAAGGTTTTCAGCCATGCGGAACGATACAGCTTTTCCGTATCCTCTACGGGCAGGCTGCGGGCAGCGACGGGGTTTTCGATGGGATTGCCCATAGCCGAGCCGGAATTCAGCATACGTTCGATTGCCTGACGCTTTTCGAGTCCTGCATCTTCCTCATTCAGTTCGCGCAGTTCCTTTTCCAGCGCGTCAATGTCGGCGTTCTTGTCATCGGTAAGCAGCTTGCGGATTTCAGCCTTGCGCGCGGCGATTTCGGCGCGTCTTTTCTCAATGTTCATGTTTTTACCTCCATAAATTCAAAAAATGTGGGTTTTCAGTATGTCAAAGCTATCAGACGTTTCCTGCGCGCGGCTTGCTCCAAAGCCGCCAGTTCCTTTGAATGCTCCACTTCAAAGAAACTGCGCGCGGAAATTTCTGTGTCTTTGTACGCGGGAATATCCACCGCCGACACGTCGTATAGCTTCTTGACCTTTGTGATCGTGCGGGTATGCGTTACGCTGTCATACTTGGATTCGCGCACAGAAAAGGAAAAGGACATTTTATCGACATACCCGCCGTCGATTTCCTCATACAGTTCGCGCCCCGCCTGTGTGCCGCCGAGGTCGGCTTCCATGTGCAAGCCGCGTTCGTCGATGGTCAGCGTAAGCGTTTTATTGCGCAGACGGGCGACCACCTTGCCGCCGTGATTGTAGTTAAAAATCACGTCGGACATATCGCATTCGTCAAATGCGTTGCGGTCAATGACCTCGGAATACTTCACGCCGTCGTATTCAAAAAGAACCGTCGGCGTATCAAACACGACCGCCGTACCGCGCACGCGGTATTCATCCTTTTCTTCTGCGCGTGGAACGAGGGAAAAATCCTGCACGGCGCGGTATTCGCGCCCTTGTTTCATACCCATAACGTCAAGCCTCCTTCGCTTCTGCGCCGTCCGGCTCTGCGGGCGGCGGGTCTTTTTCGTTCTTCGGGTCATCCGGCGGCGTTTCGCTGTCTGCGCCCGTCTGATACTTGTCGGCAAGTTTTGCATTTACCATGTTCAACGTCTGGACGCGGCGCGCACCTTCTTCGCCGCCGATTGTCGGCATATCGAACATTGTCAAAATCTGGTCAAGCGTCGCCGCGCCGATCTCCGTCAGGAATTTCGCCGCCGTCACCTTTTCGGGCAGCGTTGCAAACTGCACGGAATTTGCGGCGAAAATGATGCGGTTGCCGTGTCCGATCTCCCGTTCTGTAAACAGCACGTTCGTGAACGCCTGCGTTAGCTTGCGGAAGAACGGCGCGATTTCGCCGCTGTAAAAAGCCTGTTCCTGCTGCGGGGTAGCCGTGTTTTCGACGATCTCTTTTGAAACGCCGAGGTAGTCATAAATTTCTGTCTTGATGTATTCAAGCTGATTTGCCGGAATCGGCGTTGTCTTGTCGTTCAGCGGCGTATAGTCATACTTGGAATCCGTGACCACGATGCCCGCGCCGTTGTTCTCCATGCGCAAATTGTCCCGTACGAAATCGTCACGGCGGCGGTTCAAATCCTCATTTTTCACGGCGTTTGAAACTTTCAGGATGCCGCGAATGACGGCGACGAGTTCGGCAAACTTCGACATAGACTGATTGAACGTGTTCGCCGTTTTCAAAACAGGATTCAGCGGGCGGTTGTCATCCCCGAAAATATCGTTTTCGAGGAAATGTCTGCGGATGTGGATAATGCGGGAATACTCGCAGATATACGACGCGCCCGTTGCGAATTTGAACCGGCAATACAGCGTTCCCATATATTCAAGCAGTTCAAAATACTGCGCGTTGATGGGATAGATCGCCACAAGCCGCCGTTGACTGTCAAAGACGGGATATGCGACGGCGTTGTTGTAGACCTTGTATTGTGCCGCCAGCTTGTAATAAAAATCAGCCGCCGTCATGTACGGATTCGGCTGATACTGCAAGATGCGGTCAACGTAGTCATTGACGGATACCGTCGTTTCCGGGGACTGCCGGACGTGGCGCGGCTGCGCGGTCGATGCGCGGCGGGCGAATGCGTCCACGGCGGAACGAACCGTGTTAATATCCCACATATTGCCGGAATACGGCGAAAAGGTCGATTCCCACGAACTAAGCAGCTTGTACGCATGAAAATCCTTGTCGCTTTGCTGCTTCTTCCCGAAGATCGACTGAAATAGCCCTCGTTTTTCTGCCATGTTGTCACCCCACTAAATACATATAGTCCTCGAAATTCCGCACATAGATGACCCACGCATTCAGGAGCGAAACCGCGCCGTCAATGCGGCGCTTGTCGGAAATCTTTACGGGCTGGATATTATTGACCCCGCTTTTCTTGACTGCCGTGTTCGTCAGACACCAAAGCAAAACGGGATTTTTGTTGTAATTCACTTTTTTGTCTGCGAATGCTGCGCCCATTTCGCGCATCGGCTGCGACCATGTAAACGGACCCTGCGCAACGGCGACCATTTCAAAGCCGTTGGAGGTCATTTCATCGACCCAGTAACCCGCGAGGGCGCGGTCATATCCGACTTTGTACGTGTCGATCTTGTATTCGTCGCGCATCTGGCAGAACCACGCCGTAACATCGGAATAGTCCACGCGCACGCCGTCGCATACCGTCAGCAAACCACGGTCAGCCCATGTTTTATAGGGCGCTTCCTGCGTGTTGTGTTCGTCCAGCATTTCCAGCTTCTTCGCCGGTAAAAAGTAATGCTGTAAAACGTAAATTTGCGGGTCATCCCCGGATTTGCGAATCAGGAGCGTCGCGCACGTCAAGTCAGTTGTCGCGGATAGGTCACAACCGCCGATTGCGTACGTGTTATACACGTCCTGCATCGTGAACGTCGCGTCGCTCTTTACTTCGTCGTAGCTTAACCACGCCGCCGCTGTCACGGATTTTACGTTGAAATCCTTGCAGAGAACGCCGGGTAAATCTTCCGGGTTCTTCTTTGCCCGCTCGACGAATGATGCCAGTGTAGAATAACGCTTGATCGTTCCGAGTCCCGGATTCGCCTTTATCCACGCTTGCGGGTCTGTCCATTCGGCGCGGTCATCCAGTTCATACAGCACCGGCAAAAACGTATCTTCCGTTATCTTGCCGTCGGCTATGTTGCACGCCAATTCGTAAATGTTATCAAACACGGATTCGCGTACCGTGCCGGATGTGGTAATCATAATCACGATGGGCTGTCGGCGGCTGGAGGTCGATTGCTTCATAACTTCGTACAAATTGCGGTCACGAATGGCGTGCAATTCGTCGATGATAACCGCGTGGGAGTTTAGACCGTCAAGCGTGTTGGAATCCGACGCGAGGGCTTCAAAGATGGATGCCGTCGCCGGAAAATAAATATCGTTCCGGCGCTTTTTGATGATCGCGCGCAGTTCCGGCGACTGCTTGACCATGTTGACGGCTTCGGTCAGCGTCTTTTTTGCCTGATCTTTTTTCGTCGCTACGGAATAGATTTCCGCCGCGCCCTCATAGTCCGCGACAAGCAGATACAGCGCGATAGCCGCAAGCAGCGTCGTTTTGCCGTTCTTTCGGGCGACCAAAAGCAGCGTTTCGCGGAATCGCCGGTATCCCGTATCTTTTTCAAGCCAACCGAATAGCGTCTGAATGAACGCCTTTTGAAATAATTCCAGCTTCAACGCCGCGCCGAGTGTACCCTGTGACTGCTTGCAGAATTGCTCAATGAACAAAATCGGGCGTTCCCCGGTTTCTTCGTCGAAATAGTACGCCGAATCATCCGAGGGCGCGTCCATTTCCTGCATCAGCCGCCCGTAAACAGCTTTGACGCGGCGGCTTGTGACGATCTCGCCGCTTGAAATCCGCCCCCAGTATTCGCGCACATAGTTCATTATCTTCCCGCCGCTTTCGGCTTCGTAATAAACTGCATCAGTTCATCGCCCGCCGTTTTCTTTTCCTTTTCCGGCAGCAGGCTGATAAGCTGATTTGTCAGTGTGGAAAAAGATTTGATCGTCGTGTTATAGGCGCGTAGGGCGGGGGACTCCCGACGCATTTTCTGTGCGCCCTGCACAAAATCTTCGATAAGATCGCCGTTGTTGATCGCGTCGGCAAGGCGTTCCAGCGTAACCGACGTGACCGCGAATTGATTGATTAAACCCTCCGCGAATTGCTTCTTTTCTGTGGGTAAATCACGGAAAAGTTTTTTAATTTTTCGCTTTTTCGCGTCAATTTTTTCAGGGTTTGACATATCTTCGTATGTCTTTTTTTCTTCCGCCATATAATGTATGCCACCTCCTGAATTTTGCGTTACCCCCCCCTCATGTGCGCGACCGGGGCGGTTCTAAACGTGGGTGAAGCGCGGTTACGCCGCCGGAAATTTTCAGCGGCGCACCGGGGGGGATATTGCGGATTCGATAACGTTTCCGTCTGCATCAAAAGCAAGACCGTCTGCAAGCGGCGGCGTTCCTTCGTGAATGATCGCGTGACACGTCCGGCAGACGGTTTCAAGATTATCTTCGTTCAGCGTAATCATGGGGTCATCTATGTTTCGCGGCGTTAATTCTGTCTTGTGATGGACGATGCAACCGGGCGCGCCGCACCTGACGCATAGCCCCGCGTCGCGTTTCAGGATGTACGCCCGCGTCCGCCGCCATGCTGCCGATTCGTAGAATGCTTTTGCAAATGCTTTCATTCTGCTGCCTCCTTGCAAAAGGGTAAATGGAACGCCCTGCGCATAAGCGCAAGGCGCACGGCGGCGAGGTTTCCTCGACCTCCCTTTACGGCTATCAGCATAGCACGGATTTCCGAAACTTTCTGTTCAGACTTTTTTCAAAAGCGTCCGGCGCGGTCAGAGCAGCGCCCCAGCATCCGCACCGAAGTACAGCACAGCAAAGCCCGCAACGGCTTTATTGCGCAAATCGTAGATCGACGTGCGCGACGCATAGTTCACCTGTGCGGCAATTTCTTCTTTGCTTTTCCGTTCTATGTACCATAGGCGCAGTAATTCCGCGTCTTGCGGGTCAAGCTGCTGCAATACGCTGTCGATTTCGTCGATCTTGTCTTTTGTGCGGTTGATCTCCCGTGCAACTTCGGCAATCTCAATGCAATCTGTCAGCGCATCGTTTACACTTTTCGTGCTTGTGTACGGCTTCGACGTATCTAACGACGGATAGCCAGACGGCGCATTGTGGCGCATGATTCTTTCCTGCCGCCGCATCAGGTTTTTCAATGCCTTTTCAAGCATTGAACGTGATCGCAGCGTGTTTTCCGCTGCGTTGAAATAGTTAATCATAGCCCGCCTCCTTATGCGCGCTTCCCGCCGTGCCGGTATTCGCGCCCTTTGTTGTATTCGTGCTTTGCCATAAGCACGGCTTCAATGTCTACGCCCATGAACGCAAGGAAATCCATGATGCGCATGACCGCATCGCAGAGTTCAACCGCAACGCCCTCCGGCTTGCAGTTCCCCTCCGTATCAGCGCCCGAAGGATGCCCGACATTATCGCAGATTTTTGAAAACTTGCAATTCTCCGGCGACAACGCGCACGTGCCGTAGATAACCGGGTTTCCGCTCCGCCATTCTTCCACGGCTTCCGAGATTTCAGCGTGTATCATAACCGCGACTTCCGGGAACGTGATAGGCGCATCATACCAACCGTGCGCAACGGCGTTTTTGTGGACATCCTGTGCAAATTCGTTTACCGTCATTTTTTCCGCCTCCGATTCGTTTTTGTTTTTCGCTGTGGCTTTATAAATTTACCGTCCCGGCGGTAAAACCGGGCGACGATATACCGTCCGCCGTTCACGTCGTTATGAAATGCGCCAGCTTCCGCAAGGAAATAGCCGGGGTACAGCTTTTCATATTCGGCGTTGTTGGTCGTGTCCCGTGCGAGTTCTTCCGCCCGCCTGCCGGAAATGCGCCCGTCGCGTGTTTTCGGGTCAGGGTCAATCAGATTCTTTGACGCATTCCAAGCCTTTTTGCCGACGGGCTTTTTGACGATGTAATGTCCAAGACCGGCAAGCCCTGTTTCCGTGAATTGCAGGCGGCGGCTGTTCGCGTAGCCCAAGCCCCAAGCCGCCTCCACCGCGTCACGATCTAACCCGCCGTTGATTGTGATGTGATGATGATAACGCCCGGTCTTTCCGCCGCGTTCTGTCACGACGATGTATTTCAGCGGCGGCAATCCGGCTTTCTTCCGCATCCGCTGAATGCGGCGTATGTAATTGCGGGCATTCCGGGCGGCTTCTTCTTCGCTTTCCGGCTGGACGGTATATGTCAGGTGAATTTCAAGATCATCCGGCGTGAAGTTCGCGTGAAGCAGTCTGACAAGCTTTTCTTCCCTGTGGCGCTGATTTAATTTCTTCTGCGCGGCGGTTGTCGGCTTGCTCCGGCTGCGCCGTCCGTTCGATTGCCGGTATGTAGGAAAAATATATACGTCGAGGTACTCCCCGCAGTAGTAGCGCTTTTCCCGATAGATTGTTTTCATGCCTTTACCTCCGGCGGCTCTGTGGTCGTTAAGTTACTATCCCATACAAGCCCGAAAATAGCGGTTTCCCGCCGCTTTTCGCTTGCATATCTGTCTCTTATACACATCTCCGAGCCCACGAGACGCTCATGAATCTC